CCTTACTCAAATTATAGGAGAGATTATACAACTTATTATGCTACGTTAGAGGAAGATGTAGAAGTGCCTGCTGGAAAACAGGGTGGTGGTTCTATGGCTAATACTGCCGCTACTGGTGGTAAAACAAATGCAAAAACTAAAACTAAAGATAAAAACGAATATGTAGTAAATGAAAAAATTAAATTTTTAAAACCATCAAACGGTGATACTATTATAAGTGGTAGAGTTGGTAATACAATTCGTTTTAGTGAGTTTTTTTTAACTGAAGATAGTAAAACATCATCTCCATCTATTTTTATTCGTAATAAACAGAATCCAGAATTAGATTCAAAAAAAATAGGTGAATTAGTAGATGAGGATATTAATAAAGATGGTACATCGATTTATATAACTTCCGGTAAAGTTAAAGTACCATTTAAAGAAACCGTAGTCAAAACTAAAACTGCATTCAAAGAATATCCATCATCCGATTCTTTAAAGGGTGACCAATTATTTATAAATTCTGATAGAATAATTCTTTCTTCAAAAGCAAGTGAATTTATTATATTTGGTAAAGGAAATACGGGTATATTAACTGATGGTAATTTTACAATTGATGCAGAAAAAGAAGTATATGTTCACAACAATAAAAATATAACAATACACTCAAAAGGTTCTAATCAAATATTCCTTAATTCAGATAGTGGTAAAATATTTTTAGGAAAGAATACAGGTATTGGACAAGATGGAGCAGATGTACAACAAATGGTATTAGGTGGAGAGTTGGTTGCAATATTACAAGATTTGATACTTGCAATTTTAAATCAAAATTATCTAACCCCATCTGGTCCTAGTAAATTGGGTCCTGAAAACGCAGCTACATTTCAATCAATAAACAACCAATTAAAAACTATATTATCTGCTAATAATTATTTAAGTAAAACCTAATGGCTATAAATTTAAATGCAGCGAAACAACTTTTTAAGGGAGGAATTTCAAATAGTTGGACGGATTTTTATTTAAATATGTCATTAGAAATGGCAGAAAATGTTGCTAAATCTAAAATAGCAGGAGTAGGAGCTTCAGTTGTGGGAGGTACTTCTGTATTGGGAGATACTGGTGTTATTGGAGATTTTTTTCCTGAACAAGATTTGGCAAATATAGCAAACAATTACTCGTTTGCTCAATCTTTAACCGAAGAATATGATAAAGCTATAAGAGGTGGTAAAACATTGATAGGAGGTGTTCCATTTGAAGGAAATACCTCATTAATGGAAGCAACTTTACTTTTAATTTTAAATACAACCACATTAAGTAAAACAGGAGATTTATTAAGGGATATCGGACCAGCAATTCAGGCATATTGGTTGGGGGCTACATCAGCTAAAATACCCGTCCCAAATATACCATGTATTGGTGCAGTTGCAAATTTAACAACAAATGTTGGATTGAATTTATCTCCTGGAATATGGACACCAATTGTTGTACCACCAATGGCAAGTATTTCTCCATTTTTATTAAATTTTATAATATCCGCATCAGTACATTTGCTAACTGTAGGTGGATTATTTACCTGTAATTGCACATATCCCCCACCAGCACCGCCTGCACCTGGAGTATTACCTTGGGCGGGTTATTTTGTTAAACCATTTAGTGGAAGTCCATTGAGTTCTTTAGATTTTAAGGATATGGTATCACTTGCGGGTGGTATAGCAATAGTTGGTGTAGATGCGTTAGTCGGTGTTTCTAGTGAAATAACTCAAACTGAAAATCAAAATGACGTAGTTTCTGCAGTTGGAGCAGCTATAGCTAAAGGATTTATAGAGGGAGAACAAACACAGGAACCAGAAATTGCAGCAGCTATAAAATCTATAATATATGGTGATGAAGCCGAATTAATAGAATCATCTACACTACTTGCCTCAAGATAAATCGGTGTAAATTTTAACTTATTATATTTATTAACAAATAGAACAATAATTTTTATGAAATCAGACATTTTATTATCACTAATTAAAGAAGTGGTTAAGAATGAAGTAAAAGCACAAGTGAAAGAAGAAGTTGCTAAACTTATCAAATCTGGTGCGGTTACTTTAAATTTACCAAAAAAATCAACCGCTCCTACTCTAAAGGAAGCAATTAAATCGGTAGACCCATTTGAGGCTGCAACTTCCGCGTTACAACAAAGTAGAAAAGTAGTGCAACCTCAACCAAAACCTCAAATCAAAAAGGAATTTTCCAAAGACCCGATGATTAATGAGATTCTTAATATGACTCAACCATTTTCAGCAGAGCAACGTAAAGAGGGAGCCCAATCAGTTGGAAGTGTATTAGATATGATTAAACCAGAATTAAGGGTTGATGAAAGTGATTGGGAAACTATGGATTTTAGAGAATCAAATATTCCTCAAAACATTCCACAACAATTGGAATCAACTGGTGATGGATTACAGGATGCTACAATAAAAGCATTAACAAGAGATTATTCAGAATTAGTAAAACGATTTAAATAATGGCAATAGAGTTAGGTAACGTAAAAGTAGCAGATTTAGCGGAAAATGATTATAAAATATTAGGAATTGGGATAAATAAATCTTCAAATTCTAATGGCGTATTTTCTACAAACTACACTACTCTAACTCAAGCAAAAGATAATTTAAAAAACCTAATACTAACAAAAAAGGGAGAAAGATTAATGAATCCTGAATTTGGGTGTGATGTTTGGTTGGTGTTATTTGAACAGATGGATGGTGCTACAATTGAATCAAGAATTGAAACATCTATTGTAGATGCAGTTGATACTTGGTTACCATATTTAAGTTTAACTTCAATAGTATTTGATTACGATGATAATGATATTGATACAAACAGAATATCGTTAGACATTCAATTTGCGTTAGCATCAAATCCAAATTTAACAGAATCAGTACAAATAAATATAAATAATTAGTAATGGCAATTAATCCATCAAATACAAGTTGGGGTAGTGATACAAAAAACATCAATTACATTGGTAAAGATTTTGCTACGTTTAAGCAAAATTTGATAGATTTTACTAAAACCTATTTCCCAAATACATATTCAGATTTTAATGAAGCATCACCTGGTATGGTGTTTATTGAACAAGCTGCAGCAATTGGAGATGTTCTTTCATTTTACCAAGATACTCAATTAAAAGAATCAATGTTATCACACGCTACGGAACGTAAAAATGTGGTATCATTGGCACAATCTATGGGGTATAAGCCCAAAGTAACTTCACCTGCTATAACTACATTAACCGTTTATCAATTAATACCATCGGTGTATAATGCACAAAATAACAGTGGTACAAATTATGAAGCTGATTCTAGATTCTACTTTAAAATAAAAGCTGGATTTGAGGTACAATCATCCACAAATAGTAATGTATCGTTTATAACAACTGATGCAATTGATTTTGCAAACCCAACTGATAGGACAATTGAAGTATATGAAAGGGATGCTATAACAGGTACTCCTACTCAATATTTAGTATCTAAAAAAATTAAAGCCATATCAGCTAGAGAAAATACTACTGGTATTACATTGGGTAGTGATACGGATTATCCAACTATCCAATTATCCGAAACTAACATTATACAAATAGTATCAATAGCAGATTCTAATAATAACAAATATTACGAAGTTCCATATTTGGCTCAAGAAAGTATATTTGTAGAACAACCTAATGTGAATGAATTATCATATTATTCTGGTTCAGTACCATATATTTTAGAAGTACAAAAAGTACCTCGTAGATTTTCTGTAAAAATTAATTCAGATAATACAACCGAAATACAATTTGGTAGTGGTGATGTTAATTTAAGAGATGAGCAAATTTTACCTAATACAAAAAATATAGGATTAGGTTTGGCAAATTCTATTAATAGATTAAATCAAGGAATTGACCCATCCAATTTTTTAAAAACAAATACATTTGGTATAGCTCCTGCTGGACAAGTATTAACTATAAAATATTTAACAGGTGGTGGAATTGCATCAAATGTGAATGTTGGTGATTTAACGAAAATTCAAAAAATTGAATTTGATGATGATTTATTGGCCATACCAACTGGAATTGTTGGAATGTATAATTCATTTAAATCATCGATTGCAGTAGAAAATTTAGAACCTGCAATAGGTGGTAGAGGAGCCGAATCTATTGAAGAAATTAGACAAAATGCTTTAGCAACATTTGGTTCACAAAACAGAGCAGTAACTAAACAGGATTATATAGTAAGGGCATTATCACTACCAGAAAGATATGGTTCAGTTGCGAAAGTATATGTATCTCAAG